TGCTTAAATCTCAAGGCCCTGTACGTGATATAAATGATGTAAGGATAGATGTTGTTCCTGATTTTACAGGCTTAATGAGTAAATTAAAAGAAAACGGTAAATTATAATGGCTTATAATATAATTAATATTAATCCTTTAGATCTATCTCCTAGTAAAGGAGTAGGAATTCAAATTCCATTTAATGGAACAACTGGATTAAATATTACCTATACAACAAAAGATGCTATTAAATCTAATATATTCAATTTCTTCCTTACAGGTAGAAAAGAAAGAGTAATGAACCCTACATTTGGTTCAGGAATTAGAGAACAAATATTTGAACAAATTACTCAAGGTACATCTCAAAATATAGAAGATATAATAAAATTTGGGATAAATGATTACTTTCCTCAAATACAAATAAACAATTTATCAGTTAATACGTCGCCTGATCAAAATACAATTCAAGTTTATTTTAGTTATTCTATAAACAATACTAACATACAAGACGAAATTTTAATAAATTTCAATAATGGCTAATACAAAGACCGTACAATATTTAAATCGTGATTTTGATAGTTTAAAAGCACAGCTAATTAACTTTGCTAAAATTTATTATCCAAACACTTATAATGATTTTACAGAAGCATCACCTGGTATGATGTTGATTGAAATGGCTTCTTATGTAGGAGATGTTTTATCATTTTATATTGATAACCAAATCCAAGAAAATTTTCTACAATTTGCTAAACAAAGAAAAAATTTATTAGCTATAGCTTATAGTTTTGGGTATAGTCCTAAAGTTACTAGTGCTTCCTCAGTTAATGTTAATATATATCAAGCTGTACCTTCTATTTTATCTAATAGTGAATATGTACCTGATTTTGGATACGCTTTAATTTTAGAAGAAGGAACTCAACTTCAATCATCTATCAATAATGTTGCATTTTATATTAATGAGAAAATAGATTTCTCTAATTCAGGTTCATCACCTATAGATATTTCTGTTCTTAATTATGATCTAGACACTGGTATTCCTCTCTTTTACTTATTGCAAAAGACAGCGAAAGCTACGGCTGGAGCTATAACTACAACAACATTTACATTTAATAATCCTGAGCGTTTTCCTACCGTGACTCTTACTGATAATAATGTAATAGACATAGTTAGTGTAGTTGATAGTGATAATAATAAATGGTATGAAGTACCCTATTTAGCTCAAGATACTATATTTGAACCTACAGCTAATATAGCATCAAATAATCAAACTTTAGCCCAATATAGTGATACTACTCCTTATTTACTTAAACTAAAAAAAGTACCTAGAAGATTTGTTTCTCGTTTTAAAGCTAATAATTCCTTAGAACTTCAATTTGGGCCTGGTATTTCATCAGGAGCTGATGAAGAAATTATTCCTAATCCTGATAATATAGGTTTAGGTTTACCTTATGGGGTAGATAAGATGATGACTGCATGGGATCCTTCAAATTTTTTATATACTCAAACTTATGGTTTAGCCCCTTCAAATACTACTTTAACAGTAACCTATTTAAAAGGCGGAGGAGCTACTTCAAACATACCTTCAAATACTTTAACTAATCGTATTGGGGGAACTAATTCGTTTGCAGGTAATGGATTAGATCCTAATATGCAAAATACTGTAATTAATTCTCTTGCTTTTAACAATGATGAAGCAGCTGTAGGGGGAGGAGATGGAGATACTAATGAAGAAATAAGACAGAATTCACTAGCTATGTATCCTACACAGTTAAGAACTATTACTGAAGATGATTATATTATTAGAACTTTATCTTTACCTTCTAAATTTGGTTTAATTTCTAAAGCTTATGTAACTCAAGATATGGGTATTAGTGTTAATTACCCAACAGATCTATTAGCCACTCAAAATCCTAATGCTATTTCACTTTATATTTTATCTAAAAATGTAAATAATAATTTAATATTATCTAATCCTGCTTTAAAACAAAATTTAAAAACATTTCTCTCCGAATATAGAATGTTAACTGATGGGGTTAATATTAAAGATGCTTTTATTATTAATATAGGAGTAAATTTTGATATAATTGTTAGACCAAATTATAATAATAAGTTAGTCTTAAATAATTGTTTAACAACTTTACAATCATTTTTTAATATAGATAAATGGAATATAAATCAACCTATTATACTATCTGACATTTATAGCATTTTAGATCAAATAGAAGGAGTACAAACTGTACAAAAAGTAGATATAATTAATAAAGCAGGAACTACATCAGGGTATTCACAATATGCTTATGATATTAAAGGAGCTACAATTAATAATATTATTTACCCTTCTTTAGACCCAAGTATTTTTGAAGTCAAAAATCCTACATCAGATTTAAATGGTAGAGTAGTTACTTTATAAAAAAGTATTTTAATGTATATTTATATTATATATTAAATTTATGGCTATTTATAAATTATTTCCTTCTAAAGATACTTTTATTTCCTCATATCGTTCAACTCAAAATTTTGGTAGAGACGAAATTTTAGAAATATCTAATCAAACTGAAATCACTTCTATAAACGCCGATGTAACACGAGCGTTAATTCAATTTCCTACTTCTCAAATAATAGATGTAGTTAATAATAAAATAAGTGGAAGCAGTTTTGTTTCTTATCTTAAATTATTTTTAGCTAATGCTACTTTACCTATAGATTATAGTATTTTAGGTTATCCTATCTCTCAAAGTTGGGATATGGGTTTAGGTAAATCTGCTGATACTCCTATAACAACTGACGGTTGTACATGGATTAGTACAGGTACTACAAATTGGGCTTCTTCTGGTAGTTCATTTACTACTAGTTCTTTTACTTCCCAATCTTTTATCTACACTGATAGTAAAGATATTAATATGAATTTAACCTCAATTACTAATTTATGGTATTCAGGTTCAATTCAAAATAATGGTATTTTATTAAAACTTTCTTCTAGTATAGAAAATAGTACTACTCCATTAATTACATCTTTCTTCTCAATGGATACTCACACTATATACCCACCACAATTAGAATTTAAATGGGATGATAGTATATATTCATCTTCATTAACTCAGGTAACAACATCTGATTTTACTCCTGTAATTTCTAACAACAAACCTGAGTTTGAAGAGAATACAACTTATAATTTTAGAATTAAAGCTAGAGATAAATTTCCTGCTAGGCAGTTTACTACTACTTCTGTATATTTAAATGTAAAAGCTTTACCTTCATCTTCATATTGGGCATTAAAAGATGTAAAAACTGAAGAAATGGTAATTGATTTTGATATTAATTATACTAAAATAAGTTGTGATAATGTTAGTAATTATTTTAAATTATACATGGATGGTTTAGAACCTGAGAGATATTATCAAATTTTAATTAAAACCATATTATCTAATGGTGAAACTATAGTTATAGATGATAAATCAAATTATTTTAAAGTAGTTAGATAATGGCTGAAACAGTTCAATTAAATAAAACAGTTTATGGTAAAATTACATATCCCAATGTAATTGATACTGAATTTACCCAATTATTAAATATCCAAACTGAAGTTACTTCTTCTGCTATGACTGTAGATCAATTTTTTCAAGGGTATAATGATTTATTCTATGAAATACCTATTGAAGGAGATTTCCATACACATTTAGAATTAATAAAACGAAGTACAGAATATGTTGGTGTTAACCAAAATTCAGGAGAAATAGATGCCTTATTAGATGAGATAAATCAATTACGCCTTGAAAACTTAACTCAACAACAAACTATAGATGAATTAACAGCATCCAAATAATGGAAATTACCAACATATCAAATATTGACTCAACGCAATTTATAAATCAAGACTATACTACTAAAGATGAATCCTTATTAAATTCATTAAATGTAAGTAAAGAATTTGGTTTACCTGAAGATAAAGTAGAAGTACATATTATAACACCTAATGGGGATATAATAGATTCTGTTTATGATTTTAGAAACTACACTACAAGACAAACCTATCAGGATACTTCTTTATATAACCAAATCGAATTAGACCCTAAATCTGATTTAGAATCATTTGGATTAAACCAAGGTCAATATGATATTAATTATAATTTTTATAGAGAATTATTTTCAAGTTCATTAGCTAATAAATTTTATATTACTGATATATCTTCTGATCGTACTGAAATAAAGATATCTACCAATAATACCTCATACACAGATTTAGGTCAGTCTTATTTAAATTTTGTAGTTGAACGTAATTCAAGAGCATTCTACTCAGATTTTATTTTAAATTTTGGAGATAATAAAACTTATATAGGGGTTAATGTAGCTTTAGATAATGTTAATACTGAATTACCTAGTTTATATATTAAATTATATGAACCTTTACCTTCTAATTTTACATTAAAAGATACATTTTGGCTAGTAGAAAGTATTTCTGAGCCTTTCTCTTTTAATGTTAATACTGAGTTTATAGCTGAAAATGTATCTGATACTACTTTATTACGAGGGCCTAATATTAATATAGAATTAACAGAAACAACTAACTTAACAACTCCATATTTAAATTTAAACACTTTATTAAGTTCTAATGTTTCTTCTTCATATCAACAATTACAGTCTTGGTTAGAAGAAAAAAGTATTGAAATAACAGTTGATTATAATGATTTTTCTAACTTTGTTCATTTCTCTTCTGCAAATGAAAGATTAGAAAATTTTAAATATAAATTAAATCAAATTCAAACTATACAAAATGATATAGATGATATTAATGGTTTAAATATATCTTCAAGTGTATTTTATACTTCTACTAGTGTTATTACCTTACAAAATCAACTAGATACTCTTATTCAAAAATTAGATGGATATGAATATTTTTTATACTATGAGTCTGGAAGTAATTCTTGGCCTAAAACTAATTCAACTAAACCTTATATAAATTCTGCTGTCACAACATCTGCAGCTTTAAATTGGTTTGGTTCAATTGACTATACTTCACAATATTATGGTGGTCAAATATTAGATGCTGACAATTATGATATTAATAATAGAGATTATATTTGGAATAACTTACCAGAATTTATTAAGGAAGATTCTCAAAACTTTAACTTAGAGTTATTTATTTCTATGTTAGGACAGCATTATGATTATATTTGGACTTATATTAAAGATATAACTGACATTACTGTAGCTGATAATAGAATTGATTATGGGATTTCAAAAGATTTAGTAGCAGATACTTTAAGGAATTTTGGAATAAAATTATATACTAATTCTCGAAATCAAGAAGATTTATATCTCTCTCTTTTAGGAATAGACTCTAACGCTGGTACTTTGCCTTCTACAGGTTCTTACATGATAAATAATTATGTAACTGCTTCTCAATATACTATTCCTGATAATGACATCGTAAAAGAAACATATAAAAGGTTAAATCACAACTTACCTTATTTACTCAAGACTAAGGGTACAAGAAGAGGACTACGTGCTTTAATCAATTGTTTTGGTATTACTGATACAATTTTAAAAATTAAAGAATATGGTGGTAATAAAAAAGATTTAGATATAATTGAACAAATTACCCCTAAATTTAATTATGCATCATCATTAAATACAGAATCTCAAGGAAGTTCTTACATTTTAATACCAGGAATCCCTTCTTATAAACAATACTTAGATTCAGGTTCAAATGATACTTATCCTGATACTTTAGAATTTAGATTTAAATTAGATAGTAGTAATATATTACCTACACAGTCTATATTAGAATCTAGTAATAATAACCAAATTATTAAAGTTACTTATATATCAGAATCATATGCTAATATTAATTTTGGTTTAAGTAATAATAGTAATCCTTCTTATTCTACTCCTATAGCTCTTCCATTATATAATGATGATTGGTGGACTCTAAATTTAACTAGAGAAACTGGTAGTTTAAGTAGATCCAACACATTTTATTCTAATACCCCCCAAACTTATACTTTAACTATTGGTAATAAAGATTCTAATGGAATCCAATATTTAGAATCTTGTTCTATATATAGAGACGGACTAATTAATAGTAATTTTATATATTCATGGATAGATAGTGAACTCTATCCAGGAGGAATAAACAGTACTTATCCTTTTATAGGTTCAATTCAAGAATTTAGATATTGGGTAGGTTCTATCCCTATAAATAACTTTAAGGATCATATTTTAAATCCTCAATCTATCGTTTTTAATAATGTAAGTGGTTCATATAACAACCTAATATTTAGAGCACCATTAGGTTCAGAGCTTGATATTAATGTAGGAATTCAAACATCAGTTCATCCTTCAAATACTGCTTCATTTTGGGCAGGAGTAACATCTTCAAATTATAATGTTTATTCTTCTTATATCACTAACCATGAAACATATTTAATTAATACTCCTAATATAGGAAGTATTACAGAAATAGATGAAAAAGTAAGAATTGCAAATCCTAATTTAGTACCGGGAAATGTATTAACACCTTATATTTCAATTCAAAAACCTGAAATTTTCCCTATAACAACTGATTTAAATATAGTTGAAGTAGCAATATCTCCTCAAGATTCAATTAATGAAGATATTATTTCTCAATTAGGTTCATTTAATATTGATGAATATATTGGAGATCCAAGATTAAATTCTTCTAATACTTACCCTGCTTTAGATGAATTAAGAAATTTTTATTTTAAAAAATACTCTGATTCTCAAAATGTTTTTGATTTAATTAAACTTTTATCTTATTTTGATAATTCTTTATTTAAAATGATAAAGGATTTTGTTCCTGCTAAAGCTAATTTATCAACAGGATTAGTTATTAATACTAATATTTTAGAAAGAAATAAGATAGCAAGACATGAACCTGCATTATCTTTTATTGATTACAGTGGCTCAATAGAAACTGCTTTTATAACTGGGTCAAATGGGTTAGATGAAATATATAATACCTCTTACACCTCATCTACAACATATGTCTCAGGTAGTATAACTAAATATAATACTGATAGTAGAGAATTATTTACAGGTGAATTAGGAGGTACAGTGATAATAGCTCATTCTCAAACAAATGAAAATATTGTTTATGAATTAAATACTTTATCTACATCTGCTTCTCAAGATATTAATCAAAATTTCTATAGATTACCTTTAAATCCTACATTAAATAATGTTCTAACAGCTAGAACATCTACTAAATATCTAGATGTTGATTACTCTTATACTCCAATTACTCCAGTTAATTTTAATTATTTAACTAGTAGTCTATTTTCTAATTTAAATACAAATGCATTTACTTTTTTAAATGCTCCTGTACAAGATAGTAATTATACTTTATCTAGACATATTATACCTAGATATTTAGGTAGTAAATTAGAAGGATTTACTTATAACATTTATACTTTTGGAGATACTTCTTATGGTAATGATCCTGTAATAGATTATAATAATGTTGAATTTGCTTATTTTAATGAAATAACTTCTCAATCTCTAACATTACCTGGAAGAGTAAATGCTAATATTAAATATTTAATTAATAGTGCTTCTAATATTGTTGAATTAACTGAAGCTAATAAGAGTTTATTTGATGTACAAAATTTATTTAATAGAACTAGTGCTAATATAGCATTAGATAATACTAATCAGCCTTCAGATCAAAAAAGATTAAATGGTTTAAAACCTATTTATGCTGGTGGATTTAGATATGAACCTATATTACAAAATTATTCAACAAATACCAGTACTTTCCCTCCTCAATTACAATTAAATTTTGAAAATGAAGTATCTTTATTAAATAATAGTATAGTACCTGTTACTCAATCCATTTCCAATATATTAAATATAGGTACTCCTGTATTTTCAAGTCCTATTAATTATACAGCATTAAATCAATCAGCTAATACTTTAAATGTTTTTTTTAATTCTAAAATTAAATTCCCTAATGTCCAGAGAACCACTCTATATGATGGAGAAATTAGACAGAAGGTAACAGGTAGTATCCAACTTAATATTAAAGTATCACCTGCTCCTTTATTAAGTAATTTATATAGCAAAGAAGTCCCACCAGCTAGTCAAGTAGGTTTAATAACATGG